ATGGTTTCGACGCCGGTGACAAACCCTGCGGTGCATGCCGAGAGCGTGATGTATCTCGTAAATACCACATCACGAAAAATAGTCGCAAACGACGAAAACTACGCTCAAGGCGCGCTGGCAGCTTAAACCCTGCTAGCTTCTTGTCTGGCCCCAAGGTGATGTGCCTATTCATCACTGCGGGGATATGAGCTAAAGCTGATAGGACCGCGGTTGGCGGTGTCTTCTCGTCAACCGTTAAACTTTAGAAGGCTCGCGTGGCTGAATCCTGACCGTCGGAGTCAGTCGCGCTAAAGCAAATGACGGAATCTAAGCATGTAGAGCCAATGGGCGCGTGCTGGCGGACGCGGGTTCAATTCCCGCCGCCTCCACCACCTTACTATGCAAATCAAGCACCTACGGGTGCTTTTTTTGTGTCTGTCGTCTGAGAAAGGCATGTTTAGGCATAGCTTGGTCAGTTTTTTAGTCAGCTTTTACAGCCTGCTCCCTGATACCCTCCCCACTAGCGTTCGATAACGTCACTGGCTATACTCGCACCTAAATACTGTATATAACACCAGTTAAATCAGGAGGCGCTTATGTCAGAGAAAACGTACCAAGCCCTAGTGGAACGGGTGAAGCGCAAGATTGGCAGCCCTGCTGCTCAGTCGAAGCATTGTGTTGAGATCCAACGTCAGCCCGACGACGCTGCGGAAGACTGGTCACAGCTGCTCGCAGACTTGGGCACTGTAGAGAACGTGACCATTATCCCGCTTGATGACACAGGTGAGTCTGTGCGCTTGCGCTGGAATCCAGAGGAGTCGATGGCATGAGCATTCACCTCACCATTCTAGGTCGTGTTGATACCACTGCCCCGCCATTGAGGCTCCCTTTAGCCGCTGGCGAAGTACGCACGGGATTCCCCAGCCCTGCCGATGACTACCTAGAATCCGAGCTGGATCTTGTTGCTCACCTAGTGCAGCACCCAAGCGCTACGTACTACCTCCGAGCCAAGGGCTCATCAATGACCGGCGCAGGAATATATAACGGTGACCTGCTAATAGTCGATCGCTCGCTGGAGCCTAAGAACGGCCATATCGTCATCATGAGCGTTGACGGAGAGCTCACCTGTAAGAAGCTGGGCATGATTGGCAACCGTCATTATCTGATCGCATCGAACCCAGAGTTCCGCCCGATTCCTCTTGAGGGTAAAGAGTGCCAGGTGTGGGGCGTGGTCACCCATAACATTCACTCGCTAGCACCAGGATTCGCCGTATGATTGCCCTCGTCGACTGCAATAACTTCTACGTGAGCTGTGAAAGAGTATTTGATCCTAAGCTGGAGGGTCGCCCCGTAGGCGTATTGTCAAATAACGATGGCTGTGTTGTAGCGCGCTCGCAAGAGATCAAGCAACTAGGCGTGGCCATGGGCGCTCCTGCCCACCAGATTGAGCCGCACATACGCCGCCAATGCACTCTCCTGAGCTCCAATTACGCGCTCTATGGCGATATGAGCCGACGCGTCACCGATGTGCTTAGCCAACACACACCCCACGTTGACGTTTACTCCATCGATGAGTCATTCCTTTCCTTTGAAGGCTTCCCGACTGACACCTTGATCGACCGCTGCCGCGCAATGCGCTACCAGGTGCGCCGAGATACAGGCATCCCAGTGAGTGTGGGCCTCAGCACTTCTAAGACGCTGGCGAAAATCGCCAACCACCGGGCGAAGAAGGAGCCTGGCTTTGACGGCGTGATGATGATGGAGCCAGACAGCGATGATACCCGGTCGTTTCTGCAGCAACTTCCTGTGACAGAGATATGGGGCGTAGCGGGCCGAAGCGCTGCACGTTTGCGCACACTCGGCATAGAGACGGCCTGGCAACTCAGAGAGGCCAGTCCTAAGCACTTGCGCAAGCACTTCTCGGTGGTGATGGAGCGCATCGTTTACGAGCTGCGTGGTGAAGATTGCATCCCACTGGATGACATGACCCAATCTAAAAAGCAGATCATGGTCAGCCGGTCGTTTGGGCGCCTCACTCAGAACAAAACGGACTTACGCGAAGCGATCCGCTCCCACGCTAGCCGCGCTGGGGAAAAGCTGCGTAAACAACAAGGGCTAGCACAGGCCATCATGGTGTTCATGCGCACGAATCGCTTTCGACAGGACCTACCCAGCTACAGCAAGAGCATCGTTATTCCCCTGCCTTATGCCACGTGCGATAGCCGCGACTTAGTACGTGCCGCGACAGCCGGACTGGAGCAGATATTTAAAAGTGGTATCTGGTATCAGAAGTGTGGCGTTATGCTGATGGACCTTTGCGATCACCACAACGAGCAGCTGGGATTGCTGGATGAACAGCAGAGCGATGAGAAGCGGGAGAGAAATGAGAAGCTAATGGCCACGCTGGATAAGCTCAATCGTGAGCATGGGAAAAATACGGTGCGGTTGGGGATGCCGAGGAAAGTTAATGCTTGGGAACTGCGTTGCGAGAATCGAACGCCTAGGTATACTACGAGGTGGGATGAGATAGCAACCGCAAAAACTTGAACAAATATTATAGGAAAAATAATGTTGGATACCAGGATAAAAAAAGGGGAAGGATACGATGCGATACGCAAAGACCTTCTTATTTGCCATCAAAATCGAACATGGCAGGTCATTCAATACTCAATCACTATACAAACTGCATTTATAGCCGGTTGGTACTACGCAATCTTTGAAGCAAATAAACCAACGCTCGCAATACTGGCTACTATTTTTTGCTTCATAATAATGCACCAACTTAAGACCACGATGTTACGCTACAGTTTTCTGATGAACGAAGCCAGCCATGCTCTAAATAGATTCGAGCATATATATGATAGTGATAAAAAATCACCGTATGAAGGTGCCCACAAGACCCAAGGGAGAATAATGGACACCATACTCATAGCCAATGCCACTATGTTTGGCTTTGCAGTTTTCGCACTGCACACATCACTTTAAGAATACCCATCATAGGCTTCCATTATAGATTCACCTCTAAATACTAGCGGCTTCTTTAAACAAAATATCTAGCTCGCTTTCTGATAAACCAAGCGAAGCGTATAAATTGTTCACCCACTGCGCGGCCCGCTCAATGGTTGTGGCGTACTCCCACTCGATCTCAGCCACCTGCCGCTGCTGCTCATCCTCAATCGCCGCGATGGCATCGGTAACGCCAGCCAGCAAGCCATGCTTAGCCAGCACAAGACGTGCTTGCCGTGGCGTAATGGCCGCGCTCGCTCGCCAGCGTTCTAGCTGCTCGATGCGCTGCTGTTCTTGCTCTTCTGGTGTCAACGGTGCGGGTGGCTCTGGGGCGTCGTCGGGGTGGTCGTTGGTTGGTGGCTCCGGCATGCTGAGACGTAGATCGATCCAGCGGCCGTCGGGAATATCCATCGGCTGGTCGGCCACAACGTCGCCTGTCTCGCTGTCGATGCGCTTTGAGAAGGTGCGCACGGTGATGGTGCCATCGTCTGCCTGCTCGGTTTCCAGAACGCATAGACGGTTGCCGTTAGCGTCCTGCGGGACCTCTACCGTCCAGCCTGCTTTGGCAAAACCCAGCGAGCCGGTGATGGTGTAAACGCCTACGGCGTCGTGGGTGGCGGTAACGCCTTGAGCTTCGACGTTGGCTGCACCGGAACCGGCAGCGGTGAAATTGTGGCTTTCGTCGGTCGCGCTATCGGCGCTATTGGCTAAGCGGAAAATGGGCGAGGCTGCTTTGATGAAGCCGTTGCTGTCGACGGTGGTATTGCTACTATCTCGCAAAATGACCCATGGTCGCCAAGTGCGGGCTCCATCACCATTATCTTCTCCGTAACGATAAGCTCTGCCATCGCCTCTATAAGCGGTCGCGAACTGAACACAATGCGTACCCGTATAAACCCTTTGAGTGACTATCCACCAAAGCTGAAAAGTAGAGCTGCTCGGATAGGTTCCAGGGTTCCCACCGCTATAAAGGCCAACAGATCCAATGGGCTCTAAGTCAATATTTCGAGAGGTAGCAGCAGGATAATAAGAACCGTAAAAAGCTGCTGACGCTCGAATTGTTTGAGCGATATTCGAGACATAGTCTGGAAAATCCGCCGGATTCAACCCCGATGAAGTGAAAGTTGTCCGAGTCGCAACATTACCTAAACCTAAATTATTCCTTACAGTAGCGGCATTACCCACCGGCGCATTGGCAAGGTCGTTAATCAACGCCAGGTTGCCGAGCGTGCCGCTCTGCCCTACATCGATCCCGCCTTTCAAGACATTGATAAGATCTTGCGTCAGCCGCCCGACTTCGGCTAGCCATTCGTTGGTTTGATCGTAGTTCGTGGGTGCTGCCATGATGCTTACTCCTTAGCCGTAGTTGGCTGGTAATGTACTGGTGCTGATCACTATGATTTTGTTGGGCACGCCTTGCAGGTAATTCCAGCCGTCTGAGTTGCCGTAATCGCCTGCCGCGACATAAGAGACTTCGGCGTTGCCACCGGTGATACGCACCGCGTCTTTGTAGGTGACCGGTGCGCCGCCCTGCTGTGAGGTGGTGATCACTCGGTTCAAGGTTTTGCAGAGCGCTCGGTTGCTGCCCACACTGCCCGCGTTATAAGTGGCAGTACGGTTAGGCGTTCCCGCTGGTACGTTGAGAAAACCGACCACCTCCATCAGATACCAGTCGCTATGGAAGACACGGTTGCCTTGAGCGTTGAAGATCTCTAGGCCGCTGTTACCGCCTGGGGCGTTCCATTGATCGAAGAGGAAATACTGAATTTGAGCGTTGGCGGTGTTGGTGGTGAATTTGACGTAAGTACGCCCGGCACTGCCGTATTGCGGGAAGTTCTGCCCGGTGGGCTTGATGATCTCCACTGCACAAGGTGTGGACGACTGCACCGCGACCATGGGGTGGTTAATACCGGTGATGTCTAACAGCCCTACATAGTCAATCCAGTTAAACGCGTTGATGCTGCACGACACCTGCCCTGACTTGCGCAGGCTGTACACAACGGCCTCGTTGTCGATCTGCAGCACGTCGCCATTGTTGGTGAAGACCTGAAAACCGGCTGGCATTAGAAAATCCCGTAATTGAGGTAGCAGTCACCCGCGTAGCTTTCATAGCTGAGCGTGGCCGCTTTCCATGCCCGGACGGTGTCGGCATCCCATACCCAACTGAGTGTTGTGCCCGACAAACTCACTGCCGGGCCTAGCGCCGCCCAACCGTCGTAATACGGGCGGGCGTTGCCGCCGGGAGTGAAAAAGTAGAACAGCTCGCCATTGGCTAGCCGCCCATCCTGCAAACTGCCGTTCACGTTCGACGGCACGCTACCGCCCGCCGTGAGGTTGAACGATGGGAAGTAGACGCGCCCCAGCACCTTGGGTAATCGCGTGGTGATGCTCAGGCTTAAGGTACCATCGGCGCGCCATGTTTGAAGGCCTACTGGCATTACCACATCCCCAGCCTGACTCGCAGGCGTCCGTTACTGTCGTACACCCGCATGCCGCTACCGTCTTGCTCCACTCGGTTACCTGAGGCTGCCGAGTTCAGCTCAAAACCGCCGTGGGACCAGAACGCGAACGCGGGCCGCCCGTTGACTTGCGCCGATGACACCAAGGTGGTGACCTCGAAGAGATCCGCACGCAGCTTGCCGTTTTCAAACGCCAGCGATCCGTCAGCGGCGCGCAGCTTGGTGATGGTCAGCTGGTCGATAAAGGCTTCAGGAATGATCACCCGCCCATCACTCACTACGAACGCGGTCACCAGCTGGTTATTGACCGGGTTAAGAATCGCAAACTGATTGGCAATGCCGATGATTTGCGCCTGCCCACCTGCGACCTGAATACCCACGACGCCGCGCACACCGTTGACGTTCACCGTGGTCACTGCCTGGGCTACGGCACCGGTGTTAGGGTCGTAGACGGCGGAAAGCTCTTGGCGAACGCTGGCGGATTCTTGCTCGAACTCGACGCCCACTTGGGTAATCTGCTGCGCCAGGGCGCTCTCCGCGTCGACTCGCACCACGTTCTCAACGTCCACCACCGCATTACCAAGCGCGTTTTGCGCCTGCAGCGTGGCGTTTTTAATCGCCTGGGCGAGCGTATCGAGCGCGATGGTCTGGCTCACGTTGTCGATGCTGGCGGTGTTATCGCCCACGGTCGACGTTAGCGCGGTCACGCTGTTGGCGATGGCTTGCTGATCGTTGGCCAGCACCGCCAGGTCTTCCGTGAGCGACGCCGTTTTGCCGTTGAACGTCACCTCCAACTGGGTGATCTGCTGAGCCAGCGCGAACTCCTCGCTGACGCGCACGCTATGCTCGACGTCGAGCACGGCATTACCGAGTGCGTTTTGCGCCTGCAGCACGCTTGCTTGGATCTGCTGCTCCAGTGCTGTGAGCTCACCGTTAGCGAGGGCGTCGCGGGCGGACTGCAGGGCTTCCGTTGCATCGGCTCGGGTGCTATCCACCGTGATCGTTAGGTCACCCACGGTGTCAGCCAGGCCGTCTAAATCGCTTTGGAATTGATCGGCAATGCCGCCGGGCTTATAGATCTCGTTTTCGAGGTAGGCGAATTCCTCATCAAAGTTGTTCGTGGTAACGACTTCCACACGTAGGAACGGTGACGCACCGTAGGCGTTCACGCTCTGCACGAAGTAGTAGTAAGTCGTGGCGGCAGAAAGGCCGGTGTGCGTGAACGTCAGACCGTCGCCCAGATAATCCGCCTGTGGCTGTGTCGCGGCTTCGGATTGCGTGACGTAAAAACGGTAGTGGCCACCGCCGAGAGATTCGCCCGGGGGCATTACGGGGACCAGGGTGATCTCCCGGTTACCCACGGTGGTAATCACGCGGTCTGGTGTCGCGGGTACGTTCACGGTGAAGTTGATCACCGCCGGGCCAGACTGCCCCAGCCGCCCACGCGCCCGCACTTCTGCTGTGTAGCTCCCCGCCTCCAGGCCGCCCACGTCGCAGCGTTCAACACCCGCCGGCACTTGTGCCGCTTGCACGGCCACGCCTTCGCGCTTGATCACCACGTTGTAATGCAGCGCGGCGTCTACTGGGTTCCACACCAAACGGCCTTGGATGACTTCGCCCACGTTTTGGAGCACGTACTGCAAGCCCGTAGGCGAGCCGATGCCGCCCGTGGGTAGCTGGATGAAGCCGAACGGGTCAAAGGGTTGGCCCACGGCGTCGTCGTAGATCTCGGGTTGTTCCTGCTGCAGTGTGACCTTGCAACCGTTGTCGCCGCTGAAATCCCAGTCAACGACGCGAAACTCACCGCTGATATTCAGGGTGGGCAGGTTCACCTGCACCACACGCCCCGGGCGGCAGGCGTAGCCACGGAAGTTCAGCGGTAGCTCTAACGTGCCCCCGGCGCGCTTGCGGCGTAGGGCGATGTTAGCGAGGCGCTGCGCTTGGTACGGGCTGCTGACGAAGCGGAGGTCTAGCGTGTCCTCGATCTCCTCCCCATCTTCGGCCACCCACTCGGCCACGCTCACGGCGGGGTAGTCGGTTTCGGTCCAGCGCTGTTCCGGAGAGACGAACTTGCCGCGCATGGTATTTACGGCATCGGCGCGGGAAACCTCGGTTTGCCCTGTCACCGTACCGATGACCATGTCTTCGTCGATGGTCAGCTCATAGGGACCGTAGTACGCGCCCACTTGCAGGCCGAACTTCCCGCCCACGCGAATCAGCGAGCCCGCGCACGCGGCCTCTAGGTCTGCCAATACGCGGTCTTTACGCTCGTCGGCTTTGAACCCACCGCTGACGGTATAGCGGCGCTCGGTGCTGCCGTCTGGGTTCGTGACGATCTCATCGCACACGTTGGCGGCATCAATGAACGTATCCCACAGGATCTCATCGTCAGGCACGCGCAGGCGGTGGCGGATGTACCACAGGATGACCAGCGCGGCGTTATTGGTGTAGCCGCTGGTTTCTGTGCGCGGGTCGTAAATATCGTTACGGCCACGGTACTCAAACAGCAGATCCGGAATGCCGCTGGCGAAGTAGTCGGGGTCGTACTTGAGCGTGACGCGCACCCACGATAGATCACGCCCAATCTGGCTGTTTTGCCAGTCCGGGCTATTCGCCAGCATGTAGGTATCAGGCGCAGTGGCGCCGGTGATGAGCTGGTATTGGATGCGGTCACCCGCGCTGGCCACCGGCTCTTGATCGACGTAGATCTCATCTAGGCCTGCAATGGAGCCCTCAGTCAGCACGTACACCAGGTGCAGGCGTTCGTTCTCTTGCTGCGCGCCCGGCTGCTCTTGCGCCCATGCCAACAGCGCACCGGTACCGGCACGGCCAAATACGTAGCGAGCGGGCTCTTTTGAGCTGCGGATAACCTGTTTTAGCTCGGCTTGGCTAGCAGCCCCAACGCTAGGAGGCTTCGCCAACTGGCGTGACAGCAGGCTACCTGCCACGGCAATACCCGCCCACGGGCCTGCCACAAAACCAACGGCAACCCCGACCGCGATGGCACCAACCGCTTTGACCGCTTTACTCATGGCCGACTCTCCAACATATCAGCGGTTCTGCCTGCACTCGGTGCACGCCTGTTTCTGTAACTGCCCAAATAGCGTTCGCCCACACCACACCCACACAGCGGCCGAACTCGCTATCGAACAGCACTACATCGCCGCGTTGCCGCATTGCCACCGGAACGCGCTTAAACACTTCATCCCAAGCAGCTTCCAGGCTGCCGTGAGTAGTGCGAAGCACGCGCTTAGCGCCTATCTCTGTGTGGTATCGACCACGGTATTTAGCGGCTGGGTCAACGCCGCAAATGGCGATGCAGCAATCAGCAGCGAACAAGCAGCAGTCAAACTCGCCCCACAAAAAAGGCCGCCCGGAGGCGGCCTGAATGACGTTGTGGAGCTGGGTGGTCCAGTCTCGATAGCGCATGAGTTACCTGTATGTAAAGCTTGGCGCATCCCGCTTGGCCCCCCAATAGATCGGCCAATCGGATAGCTGCGCCACGGCAAAGAAAAAGCGGTCACCTTGCTGGCGGGCGCGGTGGTTTTCGTCGGTCCACCGCTCGGTACCGCCGCGCTGCCAATCGATCATTCTGTCGGTGATCGTGACGCTAATAGCGTTGTCGTCCTCACTGCCGCCGTAGCTCATGGCGGCGGCGTCCATCTTGCCGCTGAACAGAATATCAGCGGCGTAGTTTCCGGCGTCATCGTAAGCGACTAGCATCAGCTTCCCCGCTCGCCCTCTGCAACGATCCTGCAGAGTCGATGCCACCAGGGGCGCATCCAACCCCGACAAGGTGAGCGTTACCGACATAGGCGAGCTGCTGTTCAGCTGCTCTTGGGTGCTGCTGACACCACCAAACGCGCCGATGCCCTCATAGGTATGGCCTTCGATCACCAACGGCCCCGTGCCCGTGTGGGCACGCGCTACGCCATCTCTGAAATCCAGCTCAGCGGCGTACACCATGCGCACCGTGGGCCTGGCCAGCATGGCGACGACGGAATCACTAAAGGGGAATACCTGCATTAGAACGCCTCTCTACATTCCAGCGTGCCACCGGCTATCAACGCCTGAATCGACAGCGACACATCATCCCGTGCCAGGCGCATGATGGCGTAGGGCGCCCGATAGTTGACCGTTGCCCCGTTAGCCGGTGGCACCCGTAGCCACGGAGAAACAGGTACCACGGCGATGCCCTGCGCATTACTGGTCACGTCAGCGAGCACTTCCAGCAGCTGGTCCGTGATGGTGATGTAGTCGCCACGCCGCAACACCAACGTGTTGGCGTTCCAGTTACGGGTCACCACCTGGGCCCCGGCTTGCCCGCCGCCATCTACCACGGCATTGCCTACGAACGGCCCTGGTGGGCGGGTCCAGGGTTTCAGCTTGAACGTGCCCGCCATGCCGTGAAGCGATCCAATGAAGGTGGATAGCACACGCTCTTTGGGCCGCTTCAAGTTGCGAAACGTGAGCGAGCATTTCCAGTAAGCACCCGGATGGGTGCGGATCTGTTGAGACTGCGTGAACGGGCTTGTGAACGCATAAGAGTTAAACACTCGCCCCCACTCCATGGTGGCGGGCTGCAGCTCGGTGGGCCAATCAACTGTGCTCATACGCTTAACGCCCTTCTGATTTTCCCGTTACGCATTGCATCGTTAAGCACGCGGCGATAGGCGTTTTCCTCGGCCTGCTCGATACGGCGGATCACATCGTTATCCACTTGCCCGGTGATGTGATACGTATTGCCTGCCCTGGGAATAGCGCCACTCTCCTGACGACTAGGCAGCGAAGGCACCACACGTTGCCCTACCGCACCGCCATTAGCGTATCCGGTAAAGTTCTTACGCAGCGATTCCACCACGCTCAACCCACCCGCCCGTGCTACGTCCTCTTGGCTCCACACCACTTCGCCCCGGTGCACGATGCCAGCCGGTTCGTACTTGCCACCCGGGCCGGTGTAGCCACCCTCCGAAAAACCAATTTGAGACATGAAGCCGCCCGCAATGGCACCACCGCCGCCACCGCCGAACATGCTAAACAGGCCCAACGCTTGCTGGCGGATCGCCATGCGGATCATGTCGTTGATGATGCTGTCAGCCAGGTTGCTAAAGCTTAGCTTCCCGGTTTTGACGAACTCCGTTAGCGCATCTTCAGTGCGCTGCAGGGCATTGCTCATTGCCTGCTCTGATTGCGTGGCCACATCACGCGCCTGGTCCATGTAGCTTTCAAGGCCACGATTAGCACCATTGCGCCAGTTCTCCTCAGCAGCCCGCTTACGTGCAGCGGCTGATTCGACCATGCCGACTTCTTCATCCATCAACTGCTGCAGAAGTGCGCGGCGCTCTTCGTACGCGGCCTCGTTGATCCGCGTGCTGTCGTCTTCCTGCCGTTGGTGAAGCTCACGCATTTCATCGGCGTAGCGTTGGCGAACGCTGGCGATCTCGCGCATCACTTCGATGGCCTGGTCGCTTCGGCCCACGGCGATAATGTCGATTTCCATGTCCTGCTGGCGAGCAGCCAAGCGGGCGCGCTCAGCGGCCTCAAACCTAAGTAGCTCTTGGGCTTCGATCGCTTGCTTGGCCAGCTGCTCGCGTGTCGTTAACTCCTGCTCTAACTGCTGCAGGTGGCGTGCATGGGCTTGGCTGATCTCTCGTAGGCTGCCGTTTTCAAGGTCGTACGCTAGTGCTGCCGCTCGGCTGTTGTCGCCATGCAGCGCAATTTGACGCTGTAGCGAAGCGGCCTGCTGTTCGTAGGCCTGCACGATTCGCTCCGCGTTTCGTTGCCCATCCCGGGCGGCATCCCGTGCTGCGTCGGCTGCTTTCTTACGCGCTTCTGAACTGGCTTGTTCCTGCTCGGCAGTGGCGGAAAGCCATAGCGTATAGCCGCGCATTACATCGCTGACTTCCGGCCCCATGGCATCCAGGCGGCGGTTGGTTTGCCCCATCGCTGAAGGGTCGCGTAGGTTGGCGATCTGTTCGCGCAGCTGGTCGTTGTAACGCTGCCAGGCTTGCAGGGTTTTATCGCTGGGGGCGTTATTCTCAATACCGCTTCCCGCCCGCCCCGCTGCGTTGGCGGTTTCATCCAACAGGCCGTTCAGGGTATCGATGCGCTCGCCAAACTCTTCAGCATTGATACGACCATCTGAGAACTCAGAGGCCAGCAGGCGATATTCACGCATCACGCTATCATCGATGCCGATGCGCGCCTGCACCTCCGTCAGCACGCTGTCCATACTGCGGGCGCCGGTCTTCACTTCCTCGAACATGGCGTTGACGTCATCGAAAAAGACACGTGCACTGGCACCATCCATATCGCCAAAGGCTTCACCCAACAGCCCTTGTCGGATGCTTTCCATGGCGCTACGCGCTTTTTCAGCTTCTTCCTCTTGTCGATCGCCCCAACGGATCAGCGCCGCTTTCTGGTTCTCTACGGTGAGCTCACGGAACTGTGCGATCAGCGTATCCATTGGCTGCTCGATATTCAGCAGCGAGGCGGCGGTTTCATCCGTACGATCGCGGAACAGCATGAAGCTGGCGGCCGCACCGGCGGCCAGCATGATCAATCCCGCAGGCCCCGGCAGTAGTGCCAACGCAGCTGCTTTGGCCCGCCCAGCCAAACTGGTAGAAGCTGCCAGGCGTTGCTGAGCAGTTGCTTCCGCATTGGTGGCTGCTGTGTGCTGAGCTGAGGCGGCAATGGAAGCCGTACGGGCGGTGCCAAGGCGGGCCAACGCCGCCGTGTGTTGATCGGTACCCCGTGCGGCTCGCTCGGCTGCCATGGCCCGGCCTAACTCACGCTTGCTAGCAGTGGCCTCAGCAGCGGCTAGGCGAACCGTGGCGGCGGCAGCTTGCTGCTGGGCAGCGGCGTAGGCAATCTGTGCCTGGGTGTTTTTCACAAACTCAAGGGCAGCCGCACCGGCAGTAATCGCCAGGGTGCTCATGTAGCGGGCCAAGCCCATAGCGGCAAACACACCGGCCACCGCCACCACGTTCTCGATATTATCAGCCAGTAGTTCGATGCCACCCGCCAACGTGGCTGTGGTGCCATGGGCCTCATTGGCTTGGCCGATATAGACCATAAAGCTGTCTTTGAGTACCTGAGTGGCGTCTTCCACCGAGGTGGGCATTTCATCCAGCTCTTGGCGAAGATCACCCAACGACGCCTGCAGCGCCCGCATTACCACATCGGCGGTTAGCTCGCCTGCCGTCGACATCTCTTGAAGCTTGCGCGTTGTTACTCCCAACCCTTCTGCCAAGGCTTGCTGCAAACGCGGGGCGTTTTGAATCACCGCATCAAAGGCATCGCCTTGCAGCTTGCCTGCGATCATCGCTTTGCCGAACTGGTCGATCAGTGAGGTGGTGGCCTGCATGTTGGCACCACTGATGACAAGGCCAGCGCTCAAGGCTTCCGTTAGGTCGAGCACTTCTTCCGTCGCGAAGCCCAGCTCTTTCAAGGGGCGCACCGAGTTCACGAACAGCTCGCTGTTATCCATCAATGCTTTGTAGGTAACGCGGCTCACCTGCTGCAAGCGCTCCTGCACTTGGGCGTATTCCCGCTCCCCTTCGGTGGCTAGGCGGATGCGCGAGGCCATTTGCCCGTAGGCATCGGCGGTCTGAATCAACGCCCCCACGGCAAAGGCACCGGCCAGCACGCCCGCCATGCCCACCGCCGTTTGGCGGATCTCCAACATCTGTGCATTCAGCGCCCGCAGATTAGTTTGGTTGCGCTGCAGGGCCAGATCCTGACGACGCGCACCGCCTTCCATGGTGCGGTAGTAGTCGGTGCCCATGCGTGAGGCGCGGGCCATCTCGCGCTGGTAAACACTAGAATCAGCGCTAATACGCACAATCAATTCACGCAGGGACGCAGAGGCCATACTTTTCTCCAGGCGTAAAAAAACCCGCCAGTGGCGGGTTTTTTTAACGTTATTCGCTAATCACACACTTACTTGAACAGACCGGTGCCGGTACGTACATCCGATTCAGTCATTGAGTAGCGCGCAACAGTATCGTCTTCAAACATGACGGTCAGCTTTTTCTGTGTGCCAGACGCAGAAGTACCGAACCAGTTAACGACGGGAATATAAGCGACAGCATCAGCAGACATATCAGAGAACGCGTATTCCCAAATCTCTCTGCCACCATCAGTAAAAGAAGTGTCGTAAGGCGCGCCAAACACCTCCATCACTTCAGACTTAGTCGTTTCGCCTTCAACGATATACGATGAGACTGAACGCTCATCATGGTCACGCAGTGAGTCATTACCTGACGTTGCACACCCCGTTAGCAACGCTGCACAGATAGCGATCATGGCTAATTTTTTCATTATGTTCCCTTATATGATTTTCTTAAGCCCATTTCAGGCGGGAGTATTAAATCATAAACAAAGCCCATAATAAAAATTGACAAGACTAATTAGCCCTCTGCTAACGCCGCAAACAACGTTTCCAGCGCCTCATCATCTTCAACGCCTTCGGTGGTGTCGCTGCCTCCCCAGTCGATCAGCACGTCTTCAAAATCGACCTTCGCGCCTTGGGACTGGTACACGGCGGTAGCGATCTGCGCGGCGTGCACGTCGCCGCGGCGGTCGCTGATGGGTGACAGCTGATCAAACGCCATCCACTGAATCAGCTCGCGGGCTGTCATAGGGGCGTGTTGCCCTGCCAGCTCTGCAAGGGTTTTGCCCAGCCGTAACGCCAGGGTCATCTGAAACAGAAGCCCCGGCTGGTCGGTTAGTTTTTTTTTGCGTCCTCGACGGGGGTGGCGGTGGTCAGGCCGGAGAGCTCGAACGCTGCGTTCAAGAATCGGCCATACACCGGCCCCCAACTGGCGGCCACGCTTTCCACGTCTTCATCGCTGAAAATACGGTCATAGGTTTGCGGGTCGATCAGTACACGGACCAGCATGGCCGCTTCAGGCGTGTGGTCGTCCAAGCGGCTGATACGTTCGCTCACGGCATCAGAGTTGTCTTCAGTGACCTCTTCGCCCGCTACCGCCTGCAGGCGGGCTTGCCACTCTAGCCAGTCATCGGCACCTGGTTCGCGCACGATCACCTTGCGCTTGCTAGTCGGCACGGGCACTTCTTTGTGCCGATACCCCGCCAGGGGCTGCAGTAGCTCCTGGCGAAGGTTGTGGGCTTCGGGTTTTTTACGCGCTGCCATAGATTAGGTTCCTGCCGGTGGCGTCGGGGCTGGTTCGTATACTGGCTTGCCAATCACTCGCAGGTTGAAGGTGCCGCTAGCCACGCCGTTTTGGGCAAGGCTCCAGCTGTCTTGACGCACCTGCACCAAAAGCTTCACGGAGTTGCCAGACTTGAACGTGATGTTTAGTAGACGCAATGAGTCGTCGGCATCCGCCGTACGCAGGCTGTCCTGCCCCTCGTCTTCTGGTTTCCAGTTGCCGCTGATGGTGAGCTCGCCCATACCGCGCAAGCCGTTCTCCATCTCCTGCTCATCGCTCTCCAAAACAGTCATATCGAGATCTGACTTTTGCCCACCGGTGTAGCTGATCTCTTTGGCCGTGGTGGAGATTTTCTTCTGCTCACCCTCCGCCACCGTGGCGGTGATATCGGCGACAGCAGTGGCGCTAACCCACACGATGGTACCGGCGGTTAACTGGTATTTAGCTTTACGTGCCATGGTGGCCTCCTAGGCAAAAAAAACCCGCCGGCGGCGGGTGGTGTGTTGCTTGTTGGCTAGTGCCAGATCGTGAGCTCTGCGGTGGCTCGGTAGAGCGCAGTGTCGGTTTCGTAATCCTGCAGTTGGGTTAACTCGCCGGGGTCCAGCGGGTCTAACGCGTCAATCCCAGCTTCCAGCAGTTGATCCGCTTCAAGCTGTGAATGAGCGTAGGCGTCTAGCTGAACGCTTGCCCTCGTAGCGCCCATGCCCGCTATGGTGTCGTCGCTGTTGCGGCTGGGCAGCGAGTGAACCAAGTACGGCACTGCCGTGCCTTTGGGTGCCACCAGCGCAAACACACGCCCTTCTGCCAATGCTTCGATGGCTTGGTAAATCGCTACCTGAATCATTTCGTCAGCACCTTATCGAGCGCCTGGGTGATCTTCTCAATGGCCGCGTCACCCGCCTGCTGTTCAACGGCATCGAAGGCTGGCCGGATAAACGGCGCTGGTGGAAGTTTGGAAGTGCCTAGCTCTACAAACTTCCAGTAGAAGGCGTTACTCGGGTCGCTGGCTTTTCCCCGCTCTCGAACGCGAACTCCTGCCGTTGCCCGGCTGTTCTCCGAGACTTTGGCGGTCACGGCCACGATGTTCTTCGCCAGCTTGCCGCTGCGTTTTGGAGCGCGGCGGCGGGCTTCGTCACGCACTACCCCAGCGCCTGCCCTAGCCCCTTGGCGTCGCACGCGGTCGTTTTCAGCCCGCGTGAGTTGCTTTAAGTCTTCTTCCAGGCTGGCAAGCCCTGAGAAGTCGAGATGGCTGTGAATCACTGTTTCACCCCTTGCGTGCACATGCACAGCAGTTGGCGGCGCTTGGGATCGGGTAGCGGCGTCACGATGGTGTAGATCTCGGCACCACGCACCAGGCGCATACCGCTTTGCACATCGGGGCGGTACCGCATGAGGATTTCAGCGGTCACTTCCGCTTGCTCAGCACTGGCAGAGAGAAAGGCTTTACCGCTAACACCGCGCACTTCGCACCAGACGGTGCCGACCTCAAACCAATCCTTGCGGGTACCGCCGATAGCATCTTTCACATCGCCATAACCTTGCAGGGTTAGACGATCTCTTAGGCGTCCGGCTCTCATACGGGCTGCACCACATACGTATCCAGCAAGCCGTCCAGGAAGTCATGCTTGGCGGTGATGGTTCCAGCGACAGCGCGCTCTCGATGTTCGTAAAGGGAGGCAGCGGTGGCGAGTATCCACTGGCGAATAGGCGCCGGTACATCTTCCGGCTCAGCGCCATAGCCTGCCTTGTAAACCACCGTTACCAAGCCTTCAAAGCGGTCTACGGGTTCGACTACCGGCGATTCCCCCAGCTGCGCCGCCCACTCGGTTGTAGGCAGTTCGCCGCGGCTATCGCTAACACTGACTACTTCAAGCGCAGGCCAGCGGCGAAGCTCTAACGTCCCGCCGTGGGGGTTTCCCCGTTGCTGCCAGGTTTGGGTGATCAGCGCTCGCCCTGTCAGCTGCTCGGCTTCCTGGCGGGCGGCCATGATGAGCCGCGACACCATGTCGTCATGCTCATCATGTTCTATCACCGCCTGCACCTTAGCCTCTGCCACACTGACCGGCTCGACCGATGGCGGCGCAACCAGTGTGGAGCGCATCATTCGATCACCGCTTCTTCATTGGCCACACCGTTGCGAGCCTTCCGGGCGGCAGCGATGGCTTTATGGTTAATGTCGCCTGCCTTGCGAGCCACCAGCGCTTCCACCTCGGCACCCGGTAGCGTTGGGGTATCGCCGGGGCGGTAGTCTTTGCCGCCAATGGTTTCATCCCGCAGGATGAGCACCGTTAGCTCTGGCAACGGCTGCTCGGGTTCATCATCGGCAGGTGGCGGTGGTTCGGGCGTTGTTGCGGCGGGACCGGCATCGGCCGCTGTTGCGGGGCTGGGCTCGGGGGTGGTTGGCTCGGGGGCGGCCCCTTCATCTGTGGTTGCGTCAGCATGTTGGGTGGCCTCCTCTGGAGTGGTTTTCTTAGTCGCCATGGTTTGCTCCTGCGTTCCTGCAAGTAGAAAAACTCAGCGGGGCCATGCGCCCCGCTGAGGGTTTAGGAAGCCGCGCACTGGAAGTGCTTCACGGCACCGCCAACATCCATCAAACGACCACCTGAACGCATAAAGGCGAGGAAACCTACCTGGCCTTTTTCGGTGTATTTGGAGTCGGTCATGCGGAACAGCTGCAGCTGCATCACGTCACGGATGATGTATTTTCTGGTATCACCAAACAGCAGCGGCTTGTTACCGGCCCCCAGCTTCGGCATGTGCTGGTTAATGGCATAGCCATAACCCGCAAGCGTATCCGGCTCTTTGGTGGCCACACCGGGCACCCAGATCGGTCGGCCATCTGCGTCTTTCAGCTTTTTGAGATCCCGCAGCGTGTGGTCGTGGAACATCCAGCGGCAGGTCGCCATGCGATACGCCGGGTCTACGCTGTGCTCGGTATCCACCAAGTCGTCGTAGGTGATGGTAGATACCTGCCCAGTCGGAGCGATCTTGCCGCTTTGCGAGCCGGTCAGAATGCCGTGAGGCTGGCCTACCCCGGTACCCACGGTAAACATGCGGTTGGTAATACGGCCAAGGCGCTGATTAAGTAGCTCACGAATGTAAGCCTCAATGTCGATTTCACTGTCTTGCAGCAGCTCAAACGGGATGGCGATCGACTTGGAGCTGAACTTGTAGGTGGTATGCGGCAGCGTGCCGAAGCTGGTTTCTCCCGTGCCCACCTGCTGGTTCTCACCAACGATTTCACCTTCTTCCGTGGTGGCATCGGTGGTTGGCCAGTTGATCGCGACACCGCTGGCAGTCTGGATGACATTCGACACTTCACGCATACCGCCAAAAGCTTTAAGCGCCTGCAGCAGCTCCCCGCTGAACTGGTCCGGCGCTAGGTAACCCCCTTCGCTGCCGGTACCGGTGCTCATGGCGTTCTGCATCATCTGCTGGCGAAGCTGGTGAACGTGCTGGCGTTCCTCTGCGTCCAGCCCATCCACACCGTTACGCATCCAGTTACGGAAGATCTTCTGCTCTTTCTGTTTCAGGTGACTGGCTTCATCGGTTGAGATGCCGTCGCGGTTGGCACGGTCTTCGATGCGGTGCGTCTCTTCGGCTTCACGATCCATTAGGGTTTCGTGGCGCTTGATCTCGGCATCGTAGTTGTCGATGTTGCCAACAAGGTTGTCGTACTCCTTTTGCTGAGCATCACCCCACTGGTCACCGGGGTGTTTGTCCAGCAGCTCTCGGCAGGCCTTGGCGGCTTTGGTGCGCTGCTCCCGCAGTTCTTGAATGCTCTTGGGCATGGTGTTTCTCCTAGGCGTAAAAAAACCGCCCGTAGGCGGCTGGTGAATTGGCTAGCGGGAGCCCGCTATTGCCGTTCTAACAGTGCCAGGCGGCGCTCCGCCTGTTCACGGTTGTAGTGATCTTCCACCGCTGGCGGCTTGGTCAGCGCGGCCGGGGCGTTGGCGTAAGCCGCAAGGTTCCAGGCGGCGCGGTTGGTTTTACGGTCGGTGTCGGTGATGGCATCCACAAAGCCGTTTTCCTTGGCTTCCTCAGCGGTGAACCACGTTTCCGCTTCCATCCAGGCGGCCAGCTGCTCTCGGCTGGCCCCAGTGCGCTTTTCGTAATCCGCCAGAATGCTGTCATCCACCTTGGCGAGCAGGTCGATCTGCTTTTGGTGATCGCGCTTGTTGCCCATGGTGAGCGTCCACGCTTCGTGGATCATGAAGAAGCCACCGGGGGTAATCTCTACTTCATCGCAGGCACCGGCGACGTAGGTGGCAGCGGATGCCGCCAGGCCTTCGATATGGCAAATGGTTTTGGCTTTCACCTGGGCCAGCGCGGTGGCCATGGCGCGGCCTTCAAACACATCGCCACCGGGGCAGTTCATGCGAAGGTGGATCGTGGCCACATCCAGCCCGCGAAGCTCTTGCACGAACTGGGCAGCGCTCACGCCGTACCAATCGCCAATGGCGTCGTACAGGTAGATCTCGGCTTCATCGCCTTCCACGGCCACCTTGAAGTCACGCGGGCGGTTAACGTTGTCCAGGAAAAGCTGGAGCAGCTTGGGCATCGGCATTGGATTTCCCCTCGGGTGTGTAGAGTTGGTCGCCGCCTTCGATCGGCGGCAGGTTCTCTTTTCCCCGCACTTCGTTCGGGGTCATAAAGCCTGGGTTCTGTGTGCCGCCCAGCGCGGCCTTGTAGTAATCAGAGCGCGTCTTGGCATCGCCACGTAGTAGCGCCGCCACGTTGAACTCAGCGAAGTAGCGACGATCTCGGAACAGCTTTCGGTTCAGCTCCTGTACGGCGCGGGTCAGGTGCGGCTGCAGCGAGTAGATGATGAAACCCAATCCCATCTGTTCCAGTCCGCTGCCCCAGCTGGTGGACTTCTCATTGGCGTTGATCATCCAGCCAGGCAGGCCGAACGCCCGGGCAATGTCAGTCACCTGGAACTGGCGGGCCTCCATCAGCTGCGCATCCTCTGAACTCATGGTGATCTGGTGCACCTTGGCGCCGCCCACCAGCATGCCCGGCAAGTGGGCGTTAGCGGTGCCGGTGTGGCGCTTGAGCCAGTTGTCGCGGATGCGGTCGATCTGCTCCTGCGTGGGCGTTTTATCCATCGTGATGACGTGATCCGGACGCGCCCCGTTGGAGAAGAACCGGGCGCTGTACTCCTCTGCCGCCAGCGCAAGGCCGATGCCCTGCTTGGCCGCCAGCCCAATCACCGAGGGGCTGGAAACACCATCGAACCCTACGTTGGGCAGGTGGAACACATCGTCTTGGTCAATGCCCTTGAAGCCGGTATCGAGCGACGCGTTGTAGCGCAGCCGTCCGTCTCGCTTCTCGATGATGGTGTGGTTGCGGGGCAACGGCTCGATCCCGTTCACTTCCCCCAGGCGGTTCCGTTTGAACCACCCCAGGCCATCGCCACGTAGCAGCATCGACGCCAGTAGAAACTCCCACATGGAGGCAGACGTAAACTGTGGGCTGGCCTCCTGGTTCAAAATCCACCAGATATCATGATCGACACGGCGCTTGCCATCGGCGGTGCGTTCATAAATATGCACCGGCATGGTGCCCACCGCCCCCGCCAAGATGCGCACGCTGGCGTAAACCGCCGTGACGCGCATGGCGGTTTCAGGCGTGACCACCGGGCCTGCAAAGCTGGGGTTGACCTGAAACAGCTCCATCATGCCGTTGTAGTCGGAACTACTGACGGTGGGCTCTCCCTCTGTCGCGTTGTTAAGCGGCGGCGTGACGGTTGGCTCTTCGCGCACCGCAGGCCCGGCATTGTTGCCTGTTAGTCGGTTCAGTAAGTTGCGCACGGCATCTCCAGTCACAGCAGAATAAAGTCAGGGTCGCCACCGTCGTCTTCGATCTCGCCTAGCGTTAGCGACGTGGCCATCACTGCCGCCACGATGCCATCCACGCGGCCAGTGGATTTGCGTTTATCCACCTTGCGGTTGCCCGCTGGGTCTTCCTGGTACACCGCGTTGGCCGCGCACCAGGTCAGCACGGGGTGGCCGGTGTGGCGCATTTCCACGTTCACCAGGCGGCGCTCGAATTCATCCACGGCGGGTGCCATGGTCTGAAAGCCCTGGCCGCAACTGACCAGGGACGGCAGCGTGACGCCTTCATCGTCGATCAGCGCGGTAAGATCTTCGATTCGCCAGCGGTCGTAACCGATGCCTTGCAGGTCGTACATCGCGGCGATCTCAGAGAGCTGATGCAGCACGTGGCGTTTGTTGATCGCCTTGCCCGGGGTGGTCAGCAGGTGGCCGCGCTCCTTCCAGAGCGTGTAGGGCACGCGGTCTTTTTCGGCTTTACGTGCCAGGCCCTCTTCCGGCAGCCAGAAGTAAGGGATCATCCGCCATACGGGGTCATCCGGTACCGGCTCGAACATCAGCACCAGGGCCGTGAGATCTTGGGTACTGGAGAGATCCAGCCCCGCATAGCAGCGACGGCCCAGCAGGCTATCCAGATCGAACGCTTTGTCTTGCGTGGCTAACCAGGCATCGCGGCTGATCGCGGGGTTATCGGCCTGCACCCACATGCAGAAGTTGAGGCGCTTAACGGTGGCCTCTTTGCTGGGCATGCCGCGTGCTTGAGTCACCTGCTCACGCAGGTACTTCAAGCCGGGGATGCCATACGCCAACGATGGGTTGGCCTTGTACCAGCACTCTTCGCTTTCAAACGGGTCGTCGGTTTCATCCAGGCAGCAGACGAAACCAAAGAACGAATCGTCTTCCAGCGCACCACTGGCGACCTTCACCGCGTAGTCGTGGTAGTCCCAACACACCGAGAGCCGGTCGGTACCGGAGTTGGTGATCATGAAGATCAACGCTTGCTCTCGGCTCTTGGTACCGGCCCGCATCATTTCCACGACCAGCGGCGTCTTGTGCTCGTGGATTTCATCCAGCAGCGCGACGTGTGGCCGGGGGCCTGATTGCCCATCGTCAGCCGCTACCGTGCGAAAGAAGCTGCTGGTTTTGTGAAAGGCAAGGTTGTACTCCTTGCCCACCGCGCCCGATTTGACGATGCGTGTGGCGAGCAGCGGCGACTGATCGACCATGGCCACCGCGTCGCGGAACAGGATTTGCGCCTGGTCTTTCTTCGTCGCGGCCGCGTAGACTTCGGCGCGCTCCTCTCCATCTGCCACCAAGCCGTAAAGGCCAACGCCTGCCGCCAGTGGCGATTTGCCCGAGCCTTTCGCCGTTTCCACGTACGCCACGCGAAAGCGCCGCCAGCCGTCCTCTGCTTTCCAGCCGTAGAGACAACCGACGATGAACGCCTGCCACGGCAGCAGGTGGAATGGCTCACCTTCAAAGCGCCCACCATTGAGCCGTAGCACTTCCTCAAAAAAACCAATGGCGTGGTTGGCCGCGTCCAGATCCCAGTAGAGGCCGCGTGCTTCGCCCTCTTCCAGATCGCGCAAGTGGCGTGCGCAGGCATCGCGCACTTGGGGCCCCGCAATCAGTTCACCATCCGCTACCGCCTGAGCAAACGCCGTCGCCCGGTCATCACAGACCGTATTTTGCGGCGGTTTCTTTTTGCTCATTCGGGAACAGCTCCCCTTGGTTGACGTGACCGGTGCCGAGTTTTGCCCGGGCGCTGGGGTTCAGGCCGAAGGAATCACCCGCTTTACGCATGCGTTCTTCGGCGCGGTTGGCTAGCTGCATCCAGGCGCTCATCTGCTTGTAACCGCTGGGGGTCACTTCGACCATTCCCTTCTCTTCCAGCGAAGTGATTTTCTCGCGAGCCGCTTTCCAATCGCCCCACGCTTGGCAGTACACCGCCAGCTCAGCGCGGTCCACCTTGGTGATCAGCCCCAGGATTTCCAGGTCTTTCACGATGCGTCGCCACTCTGCCTTGGCGTCTTTGGTCAAAAACGCGGGGCACGGCGGCGCTTCCACTTTCAACTGGGGCGCGTTGCCGGTGTCGTGAAGTTCGTGCGCGCCTTTCTTGCTTGGGTTGCCGCGCAGCAGATGGACGTTCCCAGGCATGGGGCGGCGTCCGGAGTTCTTATTGCCAGCCATGGGAACCTCCAGAATGTGAAATTGGTCGGCACCAAACCGATGAAATGCTAGGCTTCAGGTACCCCCACACCGATATACCCCCCTCCCATTTTTCCCGCTTGCACAAGAAAAGGGGGCGGATCGGTCTAGAGCCGAAAAGCCCTGAACTTTTGACTCCCCCCTGCCTAAAAATGAGAAAAACTCTCATTTACGGCAAAAACAGGCAAGAATGCGGCTTTAAGCCCAGTGATGATGCGGGTCGGCGGGCATCCCGTCGGCATCACAGCCAGGCAACGCGCCGCCCTTTTCTAATCGCTGCTTGTCGATGTCGTGGCACGGCTTGCACAGGCTCTGCCAGTTCGACCGTCGCCAGAACAGCTTCAGGTCGCCTTTATGCGGCTTGATGTGGTCAACAACCGTGGCCGCCGTTACCCTTCCACGGCGCTGGCAGAACACGCACAGCGGGTTAGCCCGCAGGTACTCCGCTCGCGCCTTCTGCCACTTGTACCCGTAGCCACGCTGAGCCGATGAACCACGGCGCTGATCGTAGTCGCTCATTGCTCCCCCGCAGACCCAGGCTTGAGCAACAGCTGATACACAGACTCACGATCCGCATTGGCCCGCCTGCGCAGTGACTCATAGTCGGCCAGCAACTGGAGGAGATCGCGGTTGTGCGACACACGCCGCTGCGGCTCACTCAGGGGCGTCAGCAGGTGCGGGGGCACTTCCGGTGCCACCACCACGGGAACCGTCATCGTCGGTGGCGAGCTCGCGCACCCAGTCGCTAACAGCAGCAGGCAGAGGCTGCCCAGCCCAATCGCTAGTCGTCGCATCGTCTCTCTCCAGTTGCCGCGCCGAGTTGCGCATCATGTCTACAAGCTCAGCATCACGCTGCAGCTGCTCATCCCGTGCCGAGAGCACCGCGCTCAGCGTGTCGATTTGCTCACGCTGCCAGCGCTGGTGCTCCTGCAGGATCTCTACCTGATCGTGTGCCCTAGCCAATCGGCTCTCAGTCACAGAAAGCTGCAGCGCATACTCACGCGCCTGCATGCCCGCATAGACCGTGATGCCCAACAGCCCCGCAATCATCCAGCCTGATAAGTTGCCCATGATGCGCTTGATCATTTCAGCCACCTGCCAATCAGCTTTTCGTAGAGTTCATCTGCACGCGTGCCAAACCACTCCGTGCCTTTGAACGCGATGAAGGCACCGATCGACGCCGCCAACCCACCCGGCAACCCCAGATAGTGCAGCACCGGGAACAGCCCGAACGTCAGGCAACCGCACAAGATGGCCTCCAACCACGACTGCCGCGCCTTGTTGCCCGCGTGCAGGCCACGAATCAGGGCCACGACGAACGCCAAACCACCGGCATAGATCTGCGGCCAAACCAGCGCGATATAGGTCAGCAACTGCTGCCAAAGGTTAGGGTCACGTCCCGGCATGAGAGAGCTCTTTGTCGAATGAATGTCACGCCGCCCGCGCCGCGTCCGCGATCACGCCCGCTACTGCATCCACCAGCGCGTTGTACTGCAGCTTGAACTGATACAGGTCGTTCGCGTTAGAAAGGAAAAACAACTCAAAGATGATGCCGCCGCCATCGCTCACGAACGCCAACCGCTCGTGATAACCGGCGTTCTCAGGCTTAGCGCCCCGGTTAGGAATGCCCAGCAAGTCAGCCGTCACACGGCACAGCTCAGCCCCTAGCGGCTTGTTATGAGCACGGGATAACGTTTCAACACCGGTAGCACCAGGGCCACCGCCATTGGTATGAAACTCAATAGCAATCTCAAACTGCTTAGCGATACGCACTGCCTCGCCTAACGGCAGGTTCTCCCCCGGCTCACCATCCAGCGCATGCTGAATGCCCAAGCACCTCAGCCGCACGCTAACGTCATCGCGGAACAACTGAACGATATCCGCTTCCTTGTAGCCATTCGCCACGATGCCCGGCACCGTGTTGCTATGCCCAGCCGATATCATTACCGACCGGCGCTGGGGCGGCCGCTGCGGCACCGCTTTGACGTGATCGATCCACCGCATGGCCATGGCACCTCCTCAAATAAAAATGCCCCGCACAGCCGAAGCCATGCGAGGCACCGCCCACCACGGCGGGAGCACTGGTTGTCTGGCGCCCAACAAAAAGCCCCAGCGGGTAAGCTGGGGCTTCGTGGTGCAGGCGCATCTACTAGACAGTAGCTGAATGGTGGGCCTTGACTGCGGTGGCATCAAGCCGTTTTTAATGCCAAACGAAAAAACCAACTGCAGCGTTAGGCATGGTTAGTCAAGCATCGAAACACTTGACGATTAACCGTTCTTTTTCTGCTTACTGCGGCTCCGAAGCTGCTCTCTGACCTCGATGTGCAGCTTGTGCAGACGGTCATAGTACGTGCGCTCAGCCAGCCCCAAGCGAGCCGCTTTCGCGTCGTTGTAGCCGTTCCACAGGTAATGCTCGTGGGCCAGCACCTGAAGCTCATCGCTCAGCCCGTTGACCGCCTGCTGCACTTCCCAGGCTGCCTCATCCATATCACCAAGGCCCATCAAATCCTTCGAGCCCTTGGACCCGCCCGACGGCATCACGCCCCCAAACTCCGCCAAGCGCCCCAGAGGTGAGCATTGACGCATGCCACGGCCTTTCAGCTGATCGGCCCAGTGGTGCAACAAATCGTCGATCTCTTTCAGCATTGGTTTGCTCCGTGGTGGGTCGGTAACAGCCAACAGTTTAGGCAGAAGGTGCGCCGCTGAGGTACTGCGCACGAGAGAATAGCGGCTCAATCATGCGCATGAACTTCATATACTCGTGCGGATCGTTACGAACCAGAACCGCCCATGGCATCGTGGAAGAAATATCCTCCACCTGGAAGACATACGCATACTCACTGAACAAGCCCTCACGATCAGCCTGCTCAGCGTTCTCGCTAGGAACCCAAGCGGTGTAGACCATATCGAGGTCTTCGCTGAGCTGCCATCCCTTTGCCTTGAGAAGATCATCCATAGAGCCATAGTAACGGATGAAGTTTTCAAACATTCGCTCGGCCAAGCCATCTTCCAAAAAATGATAAACCTTCATGCTGCTCTCCTTTTGGTGGTCGCTTCTAACCCTAGATCAATTCACCCCAACCCTAGACACACCATAGACACTTAAAACTTTAATACTTACATAGCTTTATAAATAACTGTCTAGGGTGTCTAGGGTGTCTAGGGGTCTGCCTATATAGGGAATCTTGAAAAGGTCGTGTGGATAACTACCTAGTAGCAGCGTGCGCGCACCCGCGCGCGCGTATGAAACCCTAGACACCCTAGACAGCTACGCATAACCCATTGTTTAAGATTGGTTTTCATTGTCTACCCTTGGCATAGAACAGCCTAGACATAGCCTAGTCACCCTAGACATTAATCATCGAGCGGTGAGCCGCCATACGGCTTGATCCAACCCTGACACTTATCCCAGCTCGCAGGGTTCCAGCCCGCTTCTAATGCCTGGTCCCTAAACGCCTTGACCAAGGCACCCAGCTTCTTACCGTCGCTCAGGTCTACCCCATCAGGTGGGTTCGGGAGGAAGAAGATAGAGCGCTTTCGTATGTTATCCATGTCATACCACCAGAGCTGCTTATCCGTCTTAGTCACCTGCGTACTGACAAACAACGAGAACTTCGTCTCGCTCATGGTGTGCTCACGGTTCTTACTGCACCACTCCAAATACAGATCGTGCACGTCTTGCGTTCTGGCCACGGTAAAGGGCACGCCTAAGATACCCTCACGCCATGCCACTAAGAAATTTTCCCAGCTTGCACGGCTCAATGCCACCAGTCGCTCACGGGCGGGGGTCTTCGGTGGCCGTGTGCGCTCATCAAAGTTGCCAGTGTCATAGTTGAGCAGGTAGTGATAAAACGCCTCGATACCACCATTAGCCATCTCACGGCCGATCGCCTTGCTTGCTTCGGGGGGCAGTGTCTTCTCGGGCCAAATCACCAGCATGCGCCGGTCATGCTCACTGATCGGCCACGGCATGATCTCATTGGAGAGAAACGCCGCGTTCATATAGTTGGCCTGTTCCCAGCCGTTCATGAATTTAGCCTCAACGCGCATCGTCTTACCGGTGACCATGTGCTTGATCTTGCCCACCTGGTTATAGCGCTGGTCGCGGCTCACCACCTCCTCAAACACGCCGTAAAGCTTGCTCTCCTGCCACTGGTTCCAGTTCATCTCCAGCTGAGCCTGCCCCACGGTGGCCGAATAGATACCGTAGATCGCCCCCATGATATCCGACAGCAACAACGACTTACCCGACCCTTCGATCGTAGAGTGGGCCAACACCGCCGTATCCAGCTTGGCACCCAGGTTCTGCAGCGGGTAAGCCAGCCAGCACGTCAGCCAGTGCGTGGCGTCCGGATCGTTGCTGCACAGCCACTGAATCAGGTAATGAATTGACTTGCACCGCTCAGGCGCATCAACAGGCTCAAGGGGCAGCCCCTCAAACGTGTTGATATGCTCACCAGGGCTCTGTGTCATACGCGGATCGAAGATCAGGCAGTCATGGGGGATCTGCCGACGCTCTGGCGAATTTATCCAAAGCGACCACGCATCCCCCAACGCCAGCTGCACCGCCCTGGCAGGCAAGCGCTGCTTTAGCTGGCGGTCCCAAATCTCTTGGGTACCGTCCAAATAAACGTAACGCTCAGTAGGCGGCATGCCAATTTTTCCCCGGCTCGCCTTTTGCTTACCCGCCAGCTTCGCCTCTGCCACCTGCATACGCGCCTGATCCGGGTCGATCAGCTTCTTATCCTGCCGTTCCACCCACTCTTTGGCTAACGACTTAGAGGTTAGCGCCTCAAACGCCCCCCACTTGATCAACCGACGACGCACCAGGTCGAATACCTGCTTTTCGCCTTCCAGGAGCGCAAAGCGCCGATGAATGCTTTCACTATTCCATTCTGGAGCCTCCCCCACGCCCCCCGAAGGTGCAGCAGCGGCCACCGGGGCCGGGGGCTGCCATTCAGAGGGGGCCGGGGGGAGTTCTGCATCATTCGCCGCTTCGGCTAATTGCGCGCTAATTTGCTCACGCACGGCGGCAAGGCCACGCGCTGCATGAAGATCATTCCAATCCGGCATTAGGCCACCTCGCCTAACTCAGCAAATACGGCACGGCAGCCATACTCAAACGCCAACGCTTCCGCTTTGGTTCTGCCGGGGTTACCTTCCGTCTCCACGTCATCATCACCGCAGATCACCAGCTGCGCTTGCGGGTACAGATCGCGCAACTGAGGCACCACGCGGGCCATGTTGCCCGCATCCAAGGCAACCGCCATTGGCCACCCCATCGCCTCATGAACGCTTGCCCCGGTGGCATACCCTTCCACCACACCAATAATGCTAGGCGACTCCTGCCAAGCAATACGGTGCCAGCAACCACTCTTGCGGCCAAACTTCGGAAACAGCTTCGTGCCCTTACCGTTGATCACCTGCAGCGACCACAGCACACCGCCGCCATCGTAAAGCGGCAGCACCACATCACCCACGCGAAGCTGAAACAGATGCAAGTGGTCCGGACGCGGCGAAGGCAGCTGGTCAAAGAAATCCTTCACCTCACTGCCTGCCCACACGCTGGCCGCTTCCACGTTGGCATCAATGCTCACCAGCACCGCCCGCTTCACGAACAGCACACCATGAGCACTCACGCCTTTGGCTTCCAGGTACGCTGACGAGCCTTCCGCTGTTAAATGCCGTTCAACCACCTGCTGGCAAGCCCGCGATACCGCCTGCTGCATTCGGGCCAACTTCGCCTGATCGGCTTCTACTTGCGCGGCTGCCTTACGGCGTCGCTCCTCCTGTTCGGCCTTCATACGCTTACGATCGGCAGCGCTCAGCTCCTGGCGTTCTCGCTTCCACCCGTACTGCTGGGCATGATGGATGATGGTACCCATGCGGTTATTGCCCACCTGCAAGCTACGCCACACGCTTTGCGCGTCCTTAGCGTTATAGCTCGCCCCGCCTTGGCTCCATTCGTCCCAGGCAAACCAACCATCATCACCATATTCAGTTTTGACGGCGTTGCCGATGTTCACCCACGTCTCGCGGTCATCGGCAGGGATGTGCGTCAACGCTAAGCGCAGCTCATCGAGGGTTAAAAGATCACGCTGCATGGGGCACCTCCCCAGCAACGCAACCATGAAAGGGTGGGCACTCACAATGGCCATGAAGTAAGCTTTGAGTTGCGAACACCAAGCCCACTACACCTACCAAGGAGCGCCCATGACAACTGATCGTCGTGATCCACCACAACGCCCGGCTTACACGCCGCCAAACAATCCTGACCGTGGCAAAGCGCAGGTACCCACCTCCAAGCGCCCGCCACCCAAAGGCCAGGGTCAATAGCAAAACGCCTGAGGAGGCAACATGGATACAGAACAAAGCGTTCCCCGCACCCGTGATGACATGGAGTGGGAAATTAGGTCTGCCATTTGCCTTCTCAGCCGTTACCGCAATCTCGCACGAAATGCCGATTTGGCGCTGACACTGGTGACGCTGATAGGCCTCAGCAGCGCGGCTGGTTCTATTTTCAATGCAAGCCCCATCTTGGCCAGCACGGCAGGGGTACTGCTCACCATGACCAGCATTTTGCAGATCGTCTACAAACCAGCAGAAGCCAAGGTTCATGCTGCTGTTAGTCGCAAAATGTACACGGATCTCTGGAGCCAAATGCGGCGGCTCACTGATGAAGAGCTCGACGATAAGCTCATCAAGCTGCATGGCGAAGACATCGGCCTTATTGAAGGCCTGCGCTTGGTGGCTGAAATCGACACTTCTCTTCAACTGAATCTCGATGACAGTGACCAAGTGAAGCGGCTGACAGGCTGGAATAAATTCCTGCGCTTTTGTAGTTAGCATCACCGCCCCTCCATCTGCGTCTGACACGCCACACACAGCTGAACGCCCGGCAGCGCCTTACGGCGCGCCGCTGGGATCGGCTCGTGGCATTCCTTACACACCGCACGGCTAGCCACGGCACTGGACTGTTGCCTCTGGGCATTGATTGCCTGCTCAGTACGCCACTCGATGTAGTCGTTCGCCACATCCGCCTTATCCACGGCTCACCTCCCCATCAAACTGCTGAGCACATACCAGCAACGCCTGCAGCGCACCGATCAGCTGGCCCTTTAGCTTTTTCAACTCCGAGACTTCACCGGCGGTATACACACCATCTTTCCGGTGCTCGCTAATGCGGCTCAACAGATCCGAGACACGGCTAGACAACTCAGCCACCGACTCCATCAACTGCTGTTCACTGCTATCAGTCGTCGCCTCCTGGTACTCAAACCAATGTGCCCCCGGCACCAAAGCCAGCAGCGAATCCAGAATGCGCGGGTCACGGGTCGCTTCTAGCACGTGCTCCAGGTCGTCGATGGTCAGCTTGTGGGCATCGGCGTTGGGGTTTAAGCGATGCTGCAGCGTGGTGGCAGGCAGCCCGTACACGGCCGCAATGGCCTTGCCGCCGCCGGGGTAGTCACGCGCTGCGTGATAAAGGGATAAATTGAGGGGCAGGATTTCGCGCTCAGCGCGCTCCTTTGATGTGGGCCAGCGTTTAGACATGGCATTACTCCCGATTCTATGCCATGCGCAACAGCTCCCCAGTGGTGTATGATAGGAACTGTTGCGCAGGCGGCTTTATTGGTTTGCTCTCTTGCGTAACAAAAAGTCCAATGAGGGATCAGTCTGTGGTGGGCAGACCCTCTTTGGCATCCGCTGGGGGCCTGCCTTATGGCAGGTTTCCCAGCACCTCTAAGCACTAACTAAGCTGCTTTGCTATCTAGCTCTTCAGCGGTCACGCCGTAGTGCATCAAAACCTCTGTGAGAGATACTTCCCCCCCGCTTTCGCGGGCCAGCGCTCGCATGAATTTCAAGGAAGCCCCTCTGCTGCCGCCGATAACATGAGCGCGCAGATATTTCGTGGATGTGCCTACGCGCTCGGCATAATGCTCAAGGCTTTTCTCATCTTGGCTTTTCAGATATTCACGAAGTCTCATGGCTTATCTCCGATGATCCATTTCAACAAGAATGACACCTCTGAGATATTAAATCAACACCCTTATGGTTATCGCAACCTTGGTGGTTATGTTGAAGAATAACCATATGAATATACACAAACTTCGCCTCGAGCTACTCCATCGAGTCATGGAGCAGCGAAACATGAACTTGCAGAAGCTTGCTGATGCCCTTGACCGCCACCCGAGCCAGTGCAGCAGCTTTGCAGGCAAGAATCCGACCAAAAACATCGGAGAGAAGCTCGCGCGCCACATAGAGCAACGACTGAACCTACCCGACAATTACTTGGATGATATCCGGAACGCGGTTTACGGGAAGACAGATGATGATAGTGGTACAGAAGCCGATGATGCAGCCATTCTGCATCCAGTTGGCCATATGCTGCCAGTAGTAGGCATGGCCACGGCAGGAGCCCTTCGCGAGACATTTCAGGAAGCAGAGATAGAGGAATTTGTGCCAGCACCAGGTAACTGCAGCAAGAACTCTTTTGTGCTTATCTTGGATGGCGTATCGATGCTTCCTGACTTCCAGCCACGTGATCGCATCGTCATTGATCCTGATGCGGAATGGGTGTCTGGCGATGTTGTGTACGCTCGATGCACTCAAACCAACCGCGGCACTTTCAAAGAAATTCGTTACGAAGACGGTGATTATTACCTTTGTGCCAAAAACCCAAAATGGGAACCTCAGTACATGAAGATGGGCGACTCATGGGAGGTCGTCGGCAAAGGGCTTTATCTGGTGAAAAAGCTATAATCTTTCAAAGCCAAAAAATAACCCGATAGATTATTAACCTTAACGGTTGACAAAACCTTTTTGGTGTTCAAAACTCATTGTCATCTTCCGAGCCCACCAGCGGAGCATGACAATGCAAACCAATGCCCAACCATGCCGGGTGTACATGCACCCGGCCGCAGGAAACAGCCACATCGCCATCGCGGCCATGCAAGCCACTACAGGCCGTATTGCCGCCCGGCGCGCTGGCTCTAAATCCCGCACCATCCATCTGCTCACGCCTGAAGAAGCGGCCCGCTATCGCCGCCAAGGCGGTGCGGCATGATGTCTACCAGCCAAGAACGCCTTGTTCGTCGCCTTATCAAAATTGGCGGCAAGCTAACGCTACCCAGCCACCAGGGCGGCGTTCAGATTGAATGCACTCGCGCACCTGCTGGAGCGCTGTGGTGCATTGACCAGCTGATCATTCGCAAAAGCGACAAAGTCATCGCTCATTATCGCCGCTGGCAGAGCCGTACGCTCTACCCAGAGGTAGCGTCACGTCTTGATTCATTGCTTGCCGATCAAGAGGTGGCCGCATGAACACCGTTGCCCACCTCCCCGCCCCGGTGCTAACGCAAGCACACCGTGATGCCATGGCCTACATCCAAGACTTGGCCATCACGATCACCATGCAAGGCACCTATGCCGTTTCGACGGAGTACACAGGCCACGTCCACACTTTCAATGTCGACGTGATGTTGTTCAGTGATACGGCATTAGGTAACTACAAGGCCCGCAAAGTGATGTACGTAAGCTTACCCGGCCGCGTCCCTTATATGGGCGAGCAAGCACTGAGCGAGCTGCAAGCTATCGCCCGCGAACTAGAAGCCCTCCTAACCCCGCCCACAGGAGACGCTGCATGAACGCCCCGCAACGACCCCAACCGCCTCGCGTACTCGGCCAGCGCTACACGCTGCAAGAAGCCGCCGCGCTGCTCGGCACCGGCCGCAACACGCTTTGCAAGCGCTTACGCGAGATTGGCATGTTGGATGCCAACAACGTGGCCACCCGCCCGCACACCAGCACCGGCCGCCTGATCGTCGAGCTGAAAGCGTACGAGAACCCAGGGCTCGGCACCGAGCGCCTCTATGGCAAAACGCTGGTCACCGAGCGCGGCCTGCTCTACATCGCCAACAGGCTAGGCATCCGCATCCAGCGCGACGCCGCCAACGACAGTTGAGCCAACACCCGTTTCGCGACGCTGCCCACGCAACGCCGAAAACCCCGGCCAAACGGCCACCACCACGCAAGAGGAAACCACCATGCCTCAAGAGTCTACTGCTACCGATATCAACGCCCTGCTGGACGACCTGGACGCCGGCATCTTCCGCGAAAAGCTAGCCCGCGCCCTCTCTGATGCCGCCGCTGGCTGCGTGCAGCACGGCAAAGCCGCTGAAGTTACGGTCAAGTTCAGCCTGAAACAGATCGCGGATAGCTCACAGGTCGATTGCGCCCACAAGCTCAGCTATGTGGTACCCACGGCAAAGGGCAAGCGCAGCGAGGAAAACACCACCAAAACGCCGCTGTACGTCGGCAAAGGCGGCAAGCTCACGCTGTTCCCCGAGAACCAGGGCAAGTTCGACTTCCAGCCGGAAGGCCAAGGCAGCACCCAGCGCGCCTAACCAGCGCACGGATTCACCCAACCCACACCAACGCAAACCAATGCAAAAGGAATGACCATGGACCACCAGGCCATCGAAAAGATTGAAGCCCTTGTTCACGCCGCGCAGATCGGCAACCCCGGCACCGACACCCCCACGATGCTGGTACCGAAGGGCTACGAGCTGCAGTCGCTTGAAAACTTTCAGCAATCGCCAGCTCGCTTCCGTGGCAGCTTCATCACCAGTTCGATCGAAGACTACGCCGCCTACGTCAACGAAGAGGATGAATCACGCGTCTTCGTCAACGTAGACGCCATGTCGGCCAAGGCGTTTTTTGACCTGGGCAACGCCGCTGAACCAGGCCACGGCGACCACACAGCCACCCTTACTCTGGAAAAAACCAACGCCTTTGTGGCGTGCCTAAATGCCCACGAAAGCGCGTTTGGTCAAAAGGAACTGGCCCACTGGATCGAGGACTGGCACCACTGCATCACCGGGATCGACAGCAACGGCCAGGAGATGACCGCCCAGAAGCTGGCGGCCGCCGTGCGCCGCATTGAGATCAAGGCCAGCTCCGAGCGCGTATCGGAAGACCGCGACTGGGGTAGCAGCCGCTCCGGCATGGACGCGCTAGATGCCAGCGCCGGTGACAGCACGCCCGACATCATCCGCTTCCACTGCCTACCGTATGAGGGGCTGTCATTCCGCACGTTTGAAATTCGCGTATCGATCCTCGCTGACGACAGCAAGCCACGCCTGAAGCTGCGCATTATCGGCCTGGAAGCCGTGAAGGAGGAAATGGCGAAAGAGTTCAAGGACGTGCTGGCCAATGAGCTAGACGAACACAGCACCCTGCTACTCGGTGCCTTCAAGAAGTCGTAAGCCCACCCCCGCAACACCACCCCGCCGCTGCCCACCACCAGCGGCGGGGCTCTACCACCACGGAGCAAACCGATGCACTTTCACCTATTGTTCGACCACCCCCTTTTTGAAGAGCAGCCAGTAAAAGACGTACTGGAACCGTTCGGCTTCCTAGTGCATACCAACACCTACGAGCTACCCCTTGATGAAAGCGATGGCGAAGCGTTTACGCGTTACCAAGCGAACCCTTTAGCGTATATCGAGCAGATGGAGAACACGGCCCCCACGGGTTACACCGAGATCGCCCGCCTCGAGAACGAAGACGGCATTCTGATCGTGTCCGTCCTCGCTAAGCACGTTTTTGCCCAATTACTGCTGTGTGCCGATAGCACTTACGCAGGCGACAACAGCCGGGTATCCAGCCCGTTTTCTGACGTTTACCGCGAGCGCATGCGGCAAATCACCATTGAAGAGTTCAGCCGTGAAGACGATGACGGCTACACCAAAGGAGAGCTGGCCACCGCCGCTAGTTGCTACGCCTCTGTGGCAGGCCTCGCCATACAAAAAGGATGGCCTCAAACGGAAAGGGTTTCCACCAGTGACTGGCCTTTCAAGCGCCACTGGTGGAAGCCCACCGACCCACGCCGCGACTTAGTAAAAGCGGGTGCCCTGATTGCGGCAGAGATCGAACGCCTAGACCGCGCAGCCGCAAAAGCCGCAGCTGCAGGAGGTGACGCATGAACACCCAACCGCAGCACCCCGAATCCAGCCCGCAATACCCGCAGTTCCGCTTCATTGAGTTCAACAAGCGCCGCCAGATGCGCGGCGCTGAGTGCGCCCGTATCGAGATCATCTATGCAGAAGGCGATATGGATTGCATTTGGATGAGCGCGGGCGACCTGCAGAACAACATTCGCCAGTGGGGCCCACACGAAGCACTGACCGAAGCCCTCAAGGCCTACGGGCAAGGGGGCCGGGGATGAGCTACGAAGCATGGCGTATTTCATTCCAAGACAGCGAGCAGGCCGCGAAAGCGGCCTTTGAAGAATCTCAGCGCCTGAAGCGCATGTTCACCATGGCGATCGACAGCATTGTTGAACTGACTGAAGCCGTGGGTATCCGCAAAGAAGATCAAACCGTGGGCGGCACCGTCCAGGCGTTGGTCGCTATCGAAAAGCTGAAAGCACGGCGGGATAATTGGAAAGCTCGAGCGCTAGAGGCTGAGCAGCGCAACGCCATCCGCAGCGGATTTGGCATTAAGCCCGAAACGATGCCAAGCCAAAGCACGCACGCCACCTGCACACTATCCGGAGGCCGCCATGCTAGCTATTGATCACGTCACCATCGAGCGTTTCAGCGAGCTGACGGGCTATAGCGAGTATGCCATCCGGTCGAAGATCGCCCGGGGCGACTGGCGGCAAGGTGAGCAGTTTTTCAAAGCGCCGGATGGGCGCGTTCTCATGTCATTGGAGGGGTATGCACAGTGGGTAACCAAGGGAGCCACCAAGAAGGCGTCCGCGCTGCGTCCAGCAGTAGCATCGAAATCGACTTCTACTACCAGGGCACGCGTTGCCGCGAACGACTCAAGCTCGAGCCCACCCCCGCTAACCTGAAGAAAGCGGCGCGCCATCGCGCCGCGGTCATTTCATCCATCGACGCCGGCACGTTCGATTACCAGGTCACCTTCCCCCGCAGTAAGAACGCCCGCAAGTTCATGCGCCAGGATCGGGTCGATACATACTTGCGCACCTGGTTGGCCACCAAAAAGCCCACTCTCAAAGCCAGCAGCTACAAAGATTATAAAAACACCATTGAGGGGCAGCTGATACCTGAGTTCGGCCACCTGCTACTGGCAGAGCTAAAGCGTGGCCACGTACGTGATTGGGCATCACGCCTGACCTGCAGCAACAAACGAATATCGAACCTCATTAGCCCATTGCGAGCAGCGCTGGATGATGCCATGCACGATGAGATGATTGCAGGCAATCCCCTAGCAGGCTGGCACTACCGGAAAATAGAACCGCCCAAAGAGGTGGATGATATCGACCCGTTCACAGCCGAAGAGCAAGCCGCGATCCTAGCCGCCCTCCCCAGCGACGGCTTACCGCTGATTCAATTTGCACTGTGGAGCGGGCTACGCACATCGGAGCTTGTCGCGCTGGAGTGGGGAGATATCGACTGGCGGCAAAAGCGCTGCCGGATCACACGGGCAATCACCCAAGCAGCCAAAGGTGAAGCGGAAACCACCAAGACTACAGCAGGCACACGTACCATTGACCTGCTGCCCCGCGCTTTGGAAGCACTGAAAGCACAGAAGACACTCAGCTACCTACACCCCAGCGGCCGCGTGTTCCTCAACCCCCGCACAGGCGAGCCATGGACAGGCGATCAGGCGATACGCAAAACACTTTGGGCCCACGCACTGAAGCGCGCCGGCGTCCGGTACCGCCGCCCGTACCAAACCCGCCACACATACGCATCCATGATGGTCAGCTCTGGCGAGCCACTCGCGTGGGTATCCAAGCAGATGGGGCATACCAGCGTAGTGACCACGGCGCGGATCTATACGGGGTGGATACCGACGACGAACAGCCAGGCGGGGATGCTGGCTAACGATAAATTTTCGGTTAAACATAACGCGACATAGCTTGCAAGACGAGAAACTTGCATTTATGCTGCGCATCCTCCATTAATAGTGGAGAAGCTCTAAGTTAGAGCATCTGGAGGTAGCTATCATGCTTAACGAAGAAAAAGTTGCGCAAATTGCAGCCTACTTCACATGGCGGCGTGGTGGACAAATGTCGTATTTGAAGCTGATGAAGCTGATGTATCTGGCAGATCGTGCTTCGATGGAGAGATATGACGAACCATTAAGCCATGACGCTTGGTTCTCAATGGACAAAGGCCCTGTGCTTTCCTCTGTACTTGAACTAATGCAAGGCGGTAGTCGTACAGGTGAATGGGAAAAATGGATCGCTGAAGGCTCTGAGCGTCATGAAGTTGCCCTTGCTCAAAGTGATTGCACACGAGAAGCCTTTGACGAATTGAGTGACGCAGACATTGAATTGCTGGACTCTGTTTGGAACGATTACGGCTCAATGAATCGCTGGCAGATTGTAGATTTCACCCACGAATATTGCTCCGAGTGGGTTGATCCAAACAAGTCAGCACGACCAATCTCCCCTCAGGACGTCTACAAGGCCTTAGGGAAAACCCCTGAAGAAGCTGAACAGCTAACAGCTGAAATTTTTCAGCGCCGCCAGCTTCACGCCGTGATGGATCGTCTCAGATGA